TCCACGGACGGAAGTGAACGAGCTTTTGTGGCCTGAGCGCTTTGGTGACCCCGAAGTTACCATGCTTGAAAAACAGTTAGGCCCTTTTTCTGCCGCAGGTCAGCTTCAGCAGCGCCCAGAGCCAGCCGGTGGCGGCGTTATCAAGCGTGAATGGTGGAAACTATGGGAACCAGCGGCATTCCCGCCCATGGATTACATCGTGGCATCGCTTGATACGGCTTATACCCTCAAGCAAACCAACGATTTTAGCGCCATTACGGTCTGGGGCGTGTTCACATCCGAGACCGCAGCCCAGTCAAGCCGTGTCATGGATGTAAACGGTCGCCCAATGTACATGGAGCGGTCCTATATGGACGGTGCGCCGAGGGTTATGCTGATGCATGCATGGCAAGAGCGACTAGAGTTGCATGAATTGGTTGAAAAAGTAGCAAAAACTGCCAAAAGCTTAAAGATTGACAAACTAATCATTGAGAATAAGGCGGCTGGTATCTCTGTTTCCCAAGAAATAAGGCGTTTATACGGCCATGAAAACTTTGCCGTTCAACTACACGATCCGAAAAGCCAAGATAAGCTTTCACGTTTGTATTCTGTGCAGCACTTATTTGCTGAAGGCATGGTTTACGCACCTGATAGAACTTGGGCGGAGATGTTAATCACCCAAGTGGGCCAGTTTCCCAAGGGAAAACACGACGATTTGGTTGATACGGCGTCTATGGCCATGCGTCACTTGCGCGATCTGGGTCTTTTGACCCGTGGACCAGAGCGAATTGAAGAATTGGAAGCGATGAAAATCTATCCGGGGTCAAAACCAGTGCCCCTTTATCCAGCATAGGAAATATTATGGAAGCCAACGGACGTATTCTTGCTAAAGCCACTGTTGATATGATCAAATTTGGTCCAGAACCTACTTGGGAGGTAACGGTCTGGGGTGAACCACCATTTGATCGGCACCGCACCTATACCTTGAACGCAAAAACAGATAATGTTGCCGCCGAAAAGGGCATTGATCTTTTTGTCGAGGAAATGGAATGTCTTTTCAGTGCCGGATTAGAGGAAAACTAGCATGTCTATGACCCCCGGACTAAGTCCTAGCATCCGTCAGCCCGGCTTGGCACCTGCAAACGTGCAAGATCATCCAGATATCATGGTTGAGGTCGGTGATGATCTGCAAGATTCACCCGACATTGATGAAAAAGGCAATATTTTAAGGATTGAACACGGCGATGGGTCGGTAACCGTGTCCTTGGACGGCAGTTCCTTGGGTGATATTGGTGAGCCAAAAGTATTAGATTGGTTTGATAATCTTGCTGAAGAGATAGATAAGTCAGAATTAAACCGAATTGCCGAAGATTTGCTTCGCGGCATTGAAGAAGACGTTACTTCTCGCAAAGAATGGATTGAAGACCGCGCCTTGGGCGTCAAATTACTTGGTCTAAAGATTGAAATGCCCGGATTGCAAGGCGCATCTGACGGTGCGCCGGTTGAGGGCATGAGCAAAGTGCGCCATCCGCTGCTTTTGGAGGCTGTTTTGCGCTTTCAGGCCAATGCGCGGTCTGAATTGCTGCCCACGGACGGCCCCGTAAAGATCCGCAATGACGATAATGCCGCCACGCCTGATGAAGATTCACTTTCTGACGCTCTTGAGACCGATTTGAACCATTATTTGACCGCAACGGCCAAGGAATACTACCCAGACACCGACCGCATGCTTTTGATGCTCGGTTTTGGCGGCACATCCTTTAAAAAGGTCTATTTTTGCCCCCTGCGTAACCGCCCAGTGTCTGAAACGGTTGATGCTGATGATTTGATTGTAAACAACTCGGCTACAGATCTCAGCAATGCCAAGCGGGTGACCCACCGGGTCTTTATGCGGCCATCCATGGTCAAGCGTATGCAGATCCTTGAGATTTATCGCGATATTGACTTGAGCCAGCCCAATGCACCCAAGCTTGACAGCTTGCAGCGCGAAGAAAAGGCACAGCAGGGTCTTTCGCCTGAAGAGGGTCGCCCGGCAGATCGGGATCGCGAGATTTATGAGTGCTATTGCGAACTGGATATTTCTGGCTTTGAGCATAAGCACAAAGGCAAGATCAGCGGCTTGGAAATTCCATATCGGGTGACGATTGATGTGTCATCTCGCCAGATTTTGTCGATTGTCCGCAATTACAATGAAAATGATTTGATCCTGCCAGAGGCCCGCACAACCTTTGTCCAATATACGTTTGTTCCGGGCATGGGCTTCTATGGTATCGGCCTTTTGCACATTCTTGGGAACACGACCAATGCCATCACCGCCGCTTGGCGCGAACTTCTTGACGCTGGTATGTATTCAAACTTCCCCGGCTTCCTTATGGCCGACACAGGTGCCCGCCAGAACACGAACATATTCCGCGTGCCGCCGGGCGGCGGCGCATTGGTCAAAACAGGCGGCATGCCCATTTCGCAAGCCGTCATGCCCCTTCCTTATCAGCCACCAAGCCAAGCCTTGATGCAATTGGTCAGCGATATGGCCATGACCGGCATGCGGATCGGGGGCACTTCTGAGCTTCAGGTCGGTGAGGGCCGTGCAGACGCGCCAGTCGGCACGACCATGGCACTATTGGAGCAAGCCACAAAGGTTCTAGACAGCGTCCACAAGCGCCTTCATGCATCACAGGCACAAGAGTTCGGATTGCTTGTCGAGGCATTTAGGGATCATCCTGAAGCCTTCTGGCAGCGCACTGGGCCGTCTAAGACGCAATGGGATGAGCAAACCTTCCTTGCGGCTCTGGATAATTGTGATCTGGTGCCACAAGCGGATCCCAATACGGCTAATCATGGTCAGCGCGTCATGAAGATTATGGCCCTGAAGCAACTGCAAGCCGCCAATCCATCCATGTATGATCCAATTGCGATTGATACGGTTGCCATTCAGGCCATTGGGTTTAGTAACCCAGCCCAGTTCTTTGCGCCGCCGCAGGCGCAGCAGGAGCCGCCCCCTGAGCTTAAGAAGATCATGGGCGATATTGCAACCCAGAAGCAGGAAGCTGACGCCAAGACCATGGACGCTCAGGCTAAGATGGCTGAGGTCCAAGCCAAGATCCAGCAGGGTGCATTTGCGCCTAAGTCTGGTCTGGGCGGCGGTGAGCAGCAACAGCAGAACCCGCTTGATGATCTAACGGCAAAGACCAAGCTTATGGATGCTGAAACCCGCAGGTCTGAACTTGGCATCAAGCATTCTGAGCGTGAGGCTGAGGATCGCAATCGTGATCTAGATCGCCAGAGCCGTGAACGTGTGCAGGTGCTTGAACTTGCCCGCGATATTATGCTTCACCCTGAATCTGCTGGATTGGCAGAGGGCGAAATTAAGCCTATCGAACAAGAAATTGGAATAAAGGGTCTGCCAGATGGTTCCTAACCGCCCAGCCATGCTTCGCGCCCTTCTTTTAGCCAAGCAGATTGCGGCTAAAACTGATCCCGGCTTTGCTGGGGTGTCGATTCCCATTCCGGGGGAGGCGATCCCGTTGGCGCGGGCTGATGGTGGTCAGGTTGATGACACCAATAACCTTAATGGCATGGGCCTATATAGCCAAGCGGCTAAGGCTGCTCAAAATTTGAGCCCAAAGCAGACCAAGGGGTCTGTGCAAGATATGCTGAACATCATCTCAACATCACCGGGCGTAAAAAAGGATGAGATGCAATGGTCTGGGGCGCAAGATAAGTTTGCTGGTCAATCAGGCATAACTAAGGATGATTTGGCGCAGCATTTTAGCTCAAAAATTCCTCAAATTCATGAAAAAACTTTTACGTCTGGCCCTCAAAATTCCAATTCTGATGGCCCAACCCAATATGATGATTATGCAATTCCCGGTGGTCATTTTTATCGGGAAGTGCTGATGCATTTGCCAAAAAACGACGTTTCCATTTCTGATGTTGAAAAAGAAATGGGATTTACTAGACCCCTAACAAATGAGCAGCAAGATCAAGTAATTGCAAAATGGAGGGGCCGAGGTCCGGAGGCAAACTACAACTCTTCCCATTGGCATGGCACACCTAATGTTGTCGCACACCTTCGCATGTCTGATCGCCATACGCCTGAAGGCCAGAAGGCCCTACACCTTGAAGAATTGCAAAGCGACTGGGGTCAGGACGCGCGTAAGCATGGCCATGGCTTAACCCCAGAAGAAGAATCCCGATATTATGCCCTTATCGCTGAAAATTTTCGCCTTTATGCGTTAATGAAAAACGATAAGCTTTCTGATGATGAATTTGACAAACTATCGGAACAAAGATGGCCCATTGTTGAAGAACGGAACAAGTTGGAGGCCAAAAAGAATACTGGCATTCCAAATGCCCCGTACATCAATAAAACCGAAAATTGGACCGATTTGGGCCTAAAACGGGCCCTTACTGAAGCTGCACAGGGAGGATACGATAAGCTTGTCTACACTCCCGGCGACGAGCAGGCGCGGCGCTATAATTTAAGTAAGCATATTGCTCGCGTGGATTATGATCATGATCCACGCCTAAATACGCACGATATTGTTGCCTATGATCCCCAAGATGTGCCGATTGCAAATCATTATGACACAAAGCCAGAAGATCTTGAGCAGCATTTAGGCAAGGATATTGCTCAAAAAATTCTTAATGGCGAAGGCAGGCTGGTAGAATCTAACGAACGAAATGATTTAGATAGTCGCATAAACACAAAGCGCCTGACTGGGCTTGACACCAAGCTCGGCGGCGAAGGCATGAGGGGCTATTACGATAAGCTCTTGCCTGAGCGTTTGCTCAAGCTTGCCCGTGAGCATGATCCAGAAGCCGAGCTAGGCCATCATGTTGTTGAAAGGGCTTTTGAGGGTGAGCACATGTCCCTCCCCGGCCTAACCATCACCCCGCGCATGCGTGAGGGCATCTTGAAGCGCGGCTTTAAGGCATATGCTGATGGTGGTGCGGTTGAACCCAATAATCAAACGCTTGATAGCGTTCAAGCGCCTAATAAAATTGACCCAAATCATCTTGAAGACATTATTGCTGAAATGAAAAAAATTGGTGCGCCCACAATTCGCGTGATCAAGCACTCTGATCCTCACTATGGGTATCTTGCGATAGAAGGAAGCCACCGTCTTGCTGCGGCAAAAAAGTTAGGAATTAAGCCTCGCTATAAAATAATTAAGCCTAACGAAGCGCTGCACTCTAGCGAGTTGCCTTCGGATTTAACAGAAGAGTTTTGGGGAAGTAAACATCACTATGAGCAACGTGATGATTCCATTTCAATGAAAGACTATGTAATACCGGGCCGTGCGCTTCTGAATTACGCTGAAGAAAATCAAGGCGCTTATTATTATCCAAAAGATTTTACAAAGCCTCGTGAACAAAAAGCTGACGGTGGTGCGGTGAACCCAGACGCCCGTGGTGGCGCGGTTGATGGCGATGGTGACGATACATATCCAGAGATTGGATCAATTTACAGCACACCAGATGGTTTTGCTGGTGGGGGAATGGTTATGGATCCGCAAAAAGCTATACGCCGCGCCATGATGACGGCTAAGGCGCTTCATAGAAATACCGGTGGTCAAATTTACCCCGCAAACATATCGTTTGAGGCTGTTCCGGGTGAAAATTATGACCCCAAAATGAAACAGCGCATGCAGGCCCTGCCAGAGCATCATGTTTCAGCCATTACCACGGCTATGCAAAAAGAATTTATTCCGCAAATTATGAAAATGGCAAATGCTCACGGGAAAGTTTTGTCGCAACTTGGCGGCTGGATGGGTGACACCAACCCATCACGCGCAATTCAAGTTAATGACCCCAATAAAGCTGAATTAGTCGCACACCTTGCTGGTCACGTTTTGCGCCAAGACGGCATGATGCATGTCAGTAGGTTGCCGCATGCTGGATCTGTTGTGCATGGCCAGACCCGCATTTTGCTTCCAAAGGGCACAACATCAAAAGATGTTTCTGAAATTTATACAAAAATATACAACCATATGGGGCCTGATTCTGCATCTGGGCATTCTACCAATTTAGCCAAGGGGACCATGGATATTTTCCATAATCCAGTTGACTCTAAATTAACAGCAGAAGAACACGCTTCTAAAATTGACAAGCTATTAGGGGCAAACTACAACACAACATCAAACGAAGCTCATGTAAGCTTCCCCGGCAGTGGAGATTATACAAATGGCGTATCTGGGACATATAGAGGCATCGGATCCTCGACATCCTCTGGCAGAGGGCTCGCAGATCATCTTCAGGCAGAAGCCAAAAAGCGGCTCGAAGGCTACATCAGCACAGCCGAAGCACAGTCATCCAAAAAAGGAAAGTTAAATCTTTCTCCTTCAAATAATGAAGGTTCGGCCCGTGGCACACCCGATGGGTTTGCTGCGGGCGGAAGCGTTCAATCTTATAATGTGGGCGGAATAACCAAAAATCTTGAAAATTATCAAGATCCCCATAGGGAAATAAATCCAAATTGGAATTGGCGCTCTCTTCAAGATGTTCATGACGAGCTTGGAAACATTAGTGAGATCCCATCTCACGTTGCTAAGTTTGGCCAATTTATGGACGAAACAGCCAACAAAGCCTCAACAAAAGGCCTAACTCCAAGAGACCTTATTAAAGCCTATACAATCACACGCGCCAGTATTCAGCGCAAAAGCCGCCCTGTTGACCTTGTGCGAAAGGCTGGCCTTCTGCTTCCAGAGGCCACTGAAAAAATGATTCGCCCTGAAGGTGCTTTTGGGGAATGGCTGCACACGCCGCATGGCCAAGCTTACTTGAATGCTGCTGAAAAGGGTGAGATTGATCTAGAGGCAATTCGCAATGCCGTGCAGATCATGGCCCCATTTGGCAAGCATACTACAGATGTGCCTGATGCACTGATCTGGGCTGCAAAAAATCTTCCCGGTCGTGAAGACGACATTTCTCGTCTTGTTGCCTCGGCCCAGCAGGGCGAGAGTCCGCCCTCTGAATGGCGTAGTGCCGTTAAGGATGTGCGCGGAATTGGGCCCGCAAAAGCCGGATTTTTCGCATCCTTAATGGGTCGAGGCGATCAGCCTACGCTTGATGCGCGTCAGATTATTTTGAATACCGGTCAACCAAGCAAAGAGGCTCAAGGTTACATTTCTAAAAAAGGCGGAAAAGGCGGCATTGAAGCTGTTGATCGGCTCTCTGCCCGTCAGTCTGCAATGAACCTTTCGGCACCTTCTGATGTTTCTCCTTATTATCAGCATCTTGCCCATCACACGATATGGGACAAAGCCAGCAATGAAGAAACCGCCCATGAAGACTTAATGCATGCCATGCGGCATGCCGCCGATGGCGGCAGGATTGGCTATTCAGGTGGCGGCGATGCTGAAAATGATATTGCAAATCATGTGCTATCTCATGCCATGAGAACCATGGGCTTTCCGGGGCTTGGAAGCAATGATGAGGCGGTTAAAGAAGCGCTAAAGCGCGTTGTCAGCCCATTTAGCGAAGATCCAGAGCATGTAAAAGAGGCCTTAAGAATAGCGCAAACTTTCCGTGTTCCTTCTGGTGGAGAAATTGGAACCGGAAGTTTTTATCAAAATAAACAACCAATTGATGTTCGGGATGTCAAAAGAACCATTATACCCATTCCCGGCGTAACACCGCTTAAGCCTAAAAAAACATCTTGGGAAGACGCGCTTAAAGGGGCCAAGGGCGGAACACTTTTAAATGTTGCTGGGGATCGCATGGCCCTCGGTCGGCTAACCCATATCAATGGCGAAAAGCTTGCATGGCCGGTAGATCTCCATGCGGGCCCAGATTACATGCTTGAGCCCAATAAAGGTAAGGTTTGGGCCAATAATGCAGCGCACGCTTCTTCTTTTGCAAACAAAATTAGAGAAGCCGCTGAAAAAGGGGATGTTTATGGCTCATTTGCTCCAATGGGTCCAAGGGCTGTAGATTCGGCGCATAACATGTTTGATGCTTTAATGGCTCAAATTCCAAGCTCTGGAATATCTTCAGAGGATGCAATGGCATTTGATGAGCTTATTAAAAGGGGCTTTCATGTCAAAGGTAATAATAAAGATGATATCGCCAAAAGAAAAAATGCCGTTGAGGTTCTAAAAGGATGGCCCGGAATATTAAATGCCAAAGCTGCAAGTGAATATGCACGAAATATTCCCGGTAATCATCGCGCTGATATTGTTAAGTACATGGAGCAGCCCTCTTGGCTTAAGCGAGGCTTTCCTCCTGTCGGCATTACCCGTGTTGCTGTTTCATCTCCAGATGTTCAAAATGCGTCAGGAAATTTAATTGGTCACCGGATTATTAAATTTGATCCAGACAAAATTTCTTCAGATCCTTTGTCTTTTGAACATTCAACATATGCGGCTCCAACATCTGGTAATTATGTTGCCGATGTTCCTTTTGTTCAAAGGCAATATGCAATGCCGGATGTTTTTGAGGGGATGCTAAAAGCACCGGCTAAGAACGGGCGCGTGGTTCATCCATATTCAATGGACCCGCATGGCCGTTCAACTGCCAGAATATTGCTTGAACAGCAAAAACAATTGCAGCCCATCAATGATCGCATGATTGAAAGCATAGGTCGAGGCATTGAGAACCAAAGCAAATATGGTCTTAAGGCTGGTGGTATGGTTTCCAATGCCTTGAAGATCAGCAAAGAATTGACACAAAAGACTGCCGCTAAAAAACCATCTCGCACTTGATGGACAATGTGCTATGTTTTGCCCCATTACTACCGGGACGCCGGGATAACCCTAGGGAACTGCCATGTCAGAAACAGCTAAGACCGCCCGCAAGGCGATGAAAGACAAAGCCCAGCGCCTTATCAAGGCTGTTTCTGGTCCTGTTGATGCCTCTGGTTA